TCCCCTGCAGTCCCTGCGGGCCTTCGGGACCGGCGACGCCTTGCGGCCCTCGCTCCCCGGTCGCTCCTTTCTCTCCCCGAGGACCGGTGGGTCCGGTCGCTCCGGTGGCCCCCTGTGGTCCTGTGTCGCCCTTGTCGCCCTTCTCCCCTTGCGGACCCTGGTCGCCTTTCGGAAGCCCCAAATTCAAGGTTTTGTCGCTGCCGGCGCCCGTGAGCGACGCGCTTGCCTGTGCGCCGGGGGCGAGCGTGTCCACCGAACCGATTTTCAGGCCGGTGATGTAGTCGCCTTTCGGCTGTTTACCCGACAATGCGTTGTTGAGCGAGTCGATGTCGTTTCTGGTCACGTCGGCGCTGAACGTCCAGGCGTCGAGTTTGAGGCCGGCTCCAGCGTAGTAGGCGTGGCCACCATCCCCGATGGAGGATTCTCCGCTGTTGCCGCCGGCACTGGCGCCTCCGGATTCGTAGGTGACGGTGAGCACGCCTCCCGAAACCTTGACGATCTTCTTGGAGATCTCGGCAGTGACGACGAGGCCCGTGTTGTTGTCACGGCCCGTGACCAGGTCGCCGACGTCCGCGTCGATGCCGTCAGGAATGTCCACGTCGATGGTGCTGGTGTTCCGAAGTTCCTGGAATTTCTGCCTGCCCTTGTCCTCGAGCTCGTCGGCTTCGGCGTTGGACAACTCGTATGTGGCGGTGCGTTCGTCAAGGCCTTTGAGTGTCTGCGTGTGGCTGAACGTGCCATTCGCGTCGGCGTACCAGTGGATGACGGTACGGTCCTTGAGTTCGCCCTTGCCCAGGCAGATGAGATGGTTGATAGGGTGCGCCGCCTGTTTGGCGGTGAAGTCGATGAGGTCCGAGTCGATGCTGTCGCCGATCGTGCGGACGGGCATGGCGCTCATGGCCACCTTGTCGCCGTCATTACGCAACCGGAGTTTGAGTCCGCTTGCCCTGAGCATCTTGACCAGACCGCTGTACAGGTCCACGTACCGGTCGAACTGGCAGGTGGTCTTGTGGTCGGCGCTTTCGTCGGTGACGGTGAACAGGCCTTGCAATCCCGCACGGCTGACGAGCGTGCGCATGATGACGGGAATCGTGCCGGACAGAGTGAGGTAATCGTTGTTCCCGTCCGGTTCGATGATCTTCGAGGCGAGCACTCCATGCCAGTCGCGGCCATGCCATGTGACGGTGGACAGGCCTCCGTCCACGTCGACATCCGTGTCGTCGATGATGCCGCCGTACTCGGTGCCGTCGATCATGATGCGGCTCCCCGCCTTGAGCGCGGCGTCTTCGACCTGCAGGTCGAAGTCGTTCTCCCCGCTACCGAACGCGAGGTCGAGCGTGTATGAGGCGTGGCTCGCCACGGGTTTGCCTGTGGCGTCGGTGACGATCAGGTCCATGGCGGTTCGCTCCTTTCCTCGCAGACCGTCAAGTCGAATTGGAATCCTCCCGGCCAGCTGATCGGCTGTGTTCCGGGCGCGAGCGGTTGGAACACGTACCGGCCGGAATCCTTGCCCGACCCTCGCACGGCCTGCGCGAAGCAGTTTGTGGCGAGACCTGTGCCGCTGACCATGGTGACGGTCCTGACATCGCCGGTGCCGTCGATTTCCAGACGCGAGCCGGATGGCACGGTCACGTCGACCTCGTACCGGTTGTTTCCGATGATGACGTACGGTTGCGCGCATGGTCCGAATATCGTGAGCTTGACCGGCTGCGGGATGGACGTGTCGTTGACGATCTCGGCACCCAATGCCATGCCGGCGAAATCATGCGGATAATCATATGGATAGTCAAGGTCGGCGGTTCCGGAATCGTATCGCGGCGTGAAATGCGTCATGGTCGGACGGCGCCACACGCCATCGGCCAGCACGATGGTCAACTGCGTCTCGACCATCGTGGGCGTGATGGATTGCGGTTCGCTTTTCGTGATCCACGCTTTGGCTTCCCATTCGCCGTCGGCCACGAGCGTGCCCGGGTTCCCGGATGCCATGTCGGCGTCCGCGAGGCGGCGCAGTAGGTCGAGCGTGGCTGGAGAATCGTGGATCTTCACGGTGACTGTCGCCTCGCGTGCCTTGCGGGTGATGCCCGTCATGCCACGTGAGGCGAGGCTGTAGTCCCAGACGCGGGCGCGCAGTCCCGTGAGCGTCTCGCCGTACAGCGGCCCCTCGAAGCCGATGCGCTCACCTGTGGCCGCGCACACGTATTCAAGCGATTGCACTTCTCACCTTCCTTGCGAAGTCGCGGTCCCCTATCGTCGGCGTGTACCTGGCGATGATCGATCCAAGGTCGTCGTGCAACGATTCGACGGCCGTGATGAGTTCCCGCAGATCGCCGTCGCCGGCATTGGCGCCGGTGCCGGCCGTGACGTTCAGCCTGCCGGTCTTCGACCAGTCCGCGTCGGAGAGGCTCATCGTGGAGACGAGCGAATCCATGGAACGGCTGACCACATGCGCGGAATCGTCGATGCCCAATGCCATGCCACGTCCGACCATCACGCCGACCTCGTCGCGGAACACACGCGACGGGGAATGGATGCCCAAAGCGTTCTTGGCCTTGTCCACCAAGCCCGACAACGCGTTGGTGATGCTGGAATACAACGAGCCGACCATTCCTGTGATGCCGTTGATCAATCCCTGGATGATGTTGCGTCCCGCGCTGACGAGCCAGCTTCCCGCGCCGGACACCGCGCTCCGGACGGTTCCGCCGATCCCGCTCACGACGCTCCCGACACGGCCAACCATGTTGCTTACGGTGCCGACGATGCCGCCCCAGACGCTCGACACAATGCTTCCGACGCCATTCCACAACGCGGCCCACACGCTCCGGATTGTCGAGCATGCGGCGGATACCACTCCGCTGACCATGCCGATGCCGGCGGAGACGACGCCTTGGATGCCGCCCCACACTGCCGACACGATGCCCTGGATGGCCGACCACGCGGCGCTCCAGTTCCCGTTGACGACCGCGAGCGCCAGTTGGATGATGCCTTGGATGACGGCGAGTGCGGTGCTGATGACTGTGGCGATGATGGTCCATGCGCCTTGTACGACGGTGGATATGGTGTTCCAGAGTCCGTTCCAGACCGTGCTGATGATTGTGACGGCGGTTTGGAAGATGGTTTGGATGTTCTGTATTCCTGCTTGCAGGAGTGGTGTGATGGTGGTGATGAATGTTTGGATGCCGGTGATGATCGCGGTGAGCGCGGTCATGATGATGGGGCCGATCGTGTTCCAGACGTTTTGGAGGACGGTGGTGATGAGTGTCCATCCGGTTTGCCAGATTTGCTGGATTTGGCTCATGGTCTGGGTGATGAATATGGCGATGGCTTGCAGGATTGGCTGGCATGCGGTGCTGATCTGGTTCCAGATTCCCATGAACCATGTGGCGAAGCTGTTCCAGAGTCGTTTGCCCGTTTCGGTTTGGGTGAAGAACCATGTCAGCGCGGCCACGACCGCGCCGATGGCCACGACAAGCATGCCGATCGGATTCGCATCCAAGGCAGCGCTGAATGCCAGCTGCACGGCGGTAGCAGCCTTGGTCACCGCGCTCCACGCCGATTGAGCTGCCTTGACAATATTGAACGAGCCGGCGAGTTGCTTCAGTGCTCCAGCCGCGCTTCCCGCGTCGGAGATCTTGCCAATCAAATCGAACGTGACCGTAGCGGTCTTCTCCACACCGGAGGCAGTCGCGGAAATGGCCTTCAGTCCACCGGAAACTGTCTTCAGCCCGGCCGAGACGATATCCCAGCCTTTGACCGCGAGCAATGCAATGGTGATGGCTTTCAACGCGCCGGATACCAGTGCGCCGTTCTGCTGCGCCCACTGTCCGACCGACTGCAGCCAGCCTCCCACCGTCATGAGCACGCCGGTCAAAGTGTTCAACAGTCCGGCGAAGCTCTGCGCCGCGGAACTGGCGGTGCGCGCGCTGTCGTTGAAGCCGAAGGCCTGCGAGACCGCGGCCGCCAATCCGGAAACCAGCGAGCCCAATCCGGAGATGACGCCGGTCAGGCTTTCAAGGAACGGCTGCAACGCGCCCGTCTCGATGAACGTGTTGACGAACGTCTTCGCCCATCCCGCCGCGTTCGACAACGCCTGCGCGACCGAAGCGACCACTCCCGCGAGCGCGCCGGCGGTTGTGGAGAACATTGTGGCGGGGTCGCCCCCGCCGTTGTGGAGTCCGCCTATGAGTGATGTGATTGCGTTCCAGAGGCCAGTGAGTTGGCTTTTGAGGCTGGCCGTCGCCGAGGCGAGCATCTGGAAGCCGGGGATGTTGGAGATCGTGTCGCCAAGGTTTTTGAGTTTCGCCTGTGTGGCGGGTATCGCGTTCTCGAGACCTTGTTGGAGTGCCGCTCCGACTTTTTGCAGGGTTGGTGTGACGGCTGCGGTGAATGTGTCGATGAGTGGGATGGCTTGGTTGAACAGGCCGCGTAAGCCGTCGAGGACTGGTGTGGCGGCTGTTTCTCCGAGTCGGCTCAACGCGGCTTTCACGTTGGCCAGGGCGCCGGTGAATGTGGTGCCTGCGGATAGTGCGGCGCCGCCTAGGCCTTCCTGCATGGCGTCGGCGAAGGTTTGGAAGTCGATCTTGCCGTCCGAGACCATGTCGGACACTTCGGCGCTGGTCTTGTTCAGATGCTTGCCGAGCATTTGGAGGACTGGGATGCCGCTCGACATGAGCTGGAGCATGTTGTCGCCCTGGAGTTTGCCTCGGGCGGCGACGGAACCGAAGATCATGCCGATGTCAGTGAGGCTTCTGCCGCTGATCTGCGCGGTGTCGGCCACGGTCTTGAGGACCTTGGTGAGCTGGTCGCCTTCCTTGATGCCGGAGGCGGACAGGCTGGCCGCGACGGTCGCGGCGTCACCCAATCCGAACGCGGTGCCCTTGACGGATGCGAGCGCGTCGTTCATGATCTCGGTGACGCTCGCGCTGTCGTGGCCGAGGCCTTTGAGTTTGGCTTGCGCGTTCTCGATGTTGAGGGCGCGGGTGAAGCCGCCTTTGGCGGCCAATGCGGTGATGCCGCCGGCGAGGGTGGCGATCGCGCCTGTGCCGACCTTGCCGATTTTGCCGAATGCTCCGCCGATCTTCGAGATGAGGGTGCTGGAGCTTTTCTTGGAGGCTTTGTTGACGGCGTCGCCGATGTCGCCTTCGATGTTTTTGCCGAATCCTTTGCCGGATGGTTCGACGTGGACGTATGCGACGCCTATGTCCTGTGCTGCCATCGTGTTTCCTTATTCGTAGGTTGGGATTCCGATGGCGGTCGGAGTCAGAGGTCGTCGTTGATGTGGAAGTAGGCTTTGAGCCGTTCCCTGTCCTCGCGTTGACGGCGGGTGAGGTTGTGCGTCGGGGTTGGCGGGCGGAGCGGGTCGTGCTCGTGGTCGAACCATGGGCGTTTGCGTTGTCCGGACAGCGTCCAGACCGCCTGTTCGGCTCCGTCGGGCGCGTAGACGGCGTTCTGCAACGCCATCCACGAGTGGCTCGTATGGTCTTTGAGGATTTCGCGGGTCAACGCCCAGGCGAGTCCCCAATCGACTCGTGGACGTTGGCCTTCAACCCATTCCCGGAAGCGTACGGGCCTGTAGATCTGCCCGTACGCTCGGATCCAGTCGTAGGCTAGTGCCGCGCGATTGTTGTTCCAGAGGTGGGCGAGGTAAACGCTTTTGGGTCCAGTCCGGATTCCTCGGCCCACGCCTTGATGGTCGCGGTGAGGTAGGCCATCGGACGTTTGGTCTTGCGCAGCACGTTCCAGAAGTTCGGCTGCATCGTCTGGAAGTAGGCGAGGAACGTGCTCACGCAGGCCGTGGTTTCCTCGTCGGACAATGCGGGCTTGCTTTTGATCAGGAGGATGGCCTGGACGAGTTCGATGGGCAGTTCCGCGTTGTTGAGGTTCGGCAGGTCGAGTTTCGCTCCGGCGACCTCGAGGTGCACGTCGGGTTTGAGCTCTTCCGCTTCGGTCAGGTCTACGTCCACGACATGGTATTCTTTGTCGCTCATGTTGGCTCCGTTCTAATGGTTGGCGGTTGAATGGGTGTCCCGTGCGGCCGACCGCCATCGGCCGCACGGGAAGAATCAATGGGCTACTTGGCGTCTTCAGTGACGAGGCCCCATGCGTGGAACTGTTCGCCGTTGGTGCCCTTGAGCATCTTGAACGTCATGCTGAAGTTCATGATCTCGCTGGATTTCAGGCTCACGTCGTCGCGGTCGCTCACCTTCGCGTTGGTGCCGTACAGGAGGAAGGGGCGGTCCTGCTGGTCGAGCGCGACCAGCACGAGGATCCACTCCTTCTTCAATCCGGCGCCCTTGATGCTGATGCCGCCGTCGGATTCCACGTCCACGTCGAAGTAGGCCGACACCACATCATTGCGGCCCTCCATCGCGGCGAGCTGGAGCGTCCAGTAGCCCGGATCCGTGTCGGACAGGACGATGTCGCCGTTGTGGGCCTTGTAGTCGGTGCTGTCGCCCGGTTCCGGATGCAGTACGGCGCCATCCTCCGTGGAGTAGCCGATCGGCTTCTTGCTTGCCGGCGGGGTCCAGGCCACTCCGGTCGGAGCCACGAACGTGCTGTCGCCCTTGGGGAACAGGAACAGCGCGTAGTTCTTGATCAGGCGCACGTTGCCTGCGGTGTTGCCGCTGGACACGTACCCGTAGTCGGTCGCGCCCTGCGCGGCGACGGTGGTTTTTTCGTTGTTGTCAGACATTCGTCTGCACCTTTCCGTTCTTCGCGTGTGGCGGCACGTTGTCTTTGGTTGTGTTTCAGTTGACGGTGACCTCGAGCAGGAGCACGCCGTACGCGCACACCAGCCTCTTGTCCTCGTCCGTCATGCGTACCGGCCCGGATTCGAGTGACGCGTCGATGAGCGGCGCGACGTTTCCGAGCCCGATGATCTCCCTCGCGATGTCGGCCCACAGGCGTGCGGCCTTGTCCCAGTCGCCCGTATGGTCCTCTCTCATGCATCGCACGCTCAGCCGCAGCCGCACGTACTGCGAGATTGGGGTGCTCATGCCTTGCATGGAGTCGGCCAGCGTGGCTTCGGTGAAGGGAGGTTCGAGGTCGCTTCGTTCGATGGTGTCGAACGTCACGTCCGGGAACAGTGTCCTCAGTTTGGGCAGGAGCAGGGGTTCCGTGCGCCGGGGAGTGACCGGGATGCTCATACGCGCATCCTTCCGAGCGTGTCCTCTAGCGTGCCGTGCGCCTTCTCCACCGGTGCCGGGCAGATGATCGCCACGCCGCTGCGGTTCTTGCCGTCATGGTCGCGGACCATGCAACGGTCATCCTCTACGGCGGCTTCGGCCGCGTCCCTCATGCGCGAGCGCAATGTCTCGTTTTTGAGGACCTGTTGGCTGAACGCCTTGCGGTTGAATACGAATCTGCATCGTTTGGCCATGCTTATCCTTCCCGTTCGCCCACGGTGATGACGTCGCCGATGTGGCGTCCGTGGAGGTTGTTCCACACTTGCGGCTTTCCTTTGACGGGCAGGAGGATGCCTCTGACTTTGATCAGGTCGGTGGCCTGGATGCCGGTCGGTTGGCTACCGCGGATGTGGATCGTGTATTCGATGGTCTGCGGGCTGGCGTTCTCCTCGGTCTGGTCGGTGGTGGAGGTTGGCGCGACCATCGCCTGGAACGTGCCGACGCGGACGGGTTTGCCCTGGATGGGGTTGCCGTCCGTGTCGGTGGTGGACTGGCCGCGCCACACTTCGATGGTTTCCACTAGGACGTCTCCCCCGTTGCCATGTCGACGCTGAACGCGCGCTGAGCGTTGATGCCAAGGATGCGTTTCTCGTCGTCGCGCAGCCAGAGATCGCCGGTGGGCGCTCCGAAACTGTATTGTTCGCTGAAGCTGCCGGTGGTCTGGTTCATCTGCGTGATGCCGCCGGGAATGTCGTACGGGTCGGCCTGCATGATTCTGCGGACGATGTCGCAGGTGATCTTCGTCAGCAGGCGTGGCCGTTCTTTTTGGAGACGTTGCCAGTTCAGGGAGCGTTCCTTGATGTAGTCGGTCACGTCCGCGAGATGCGTGTCGGCCTTCTCACGTTCCTCGTCGGTGAGTTTGTGCCACCTCTGTTCGAGGTCGTCGGAGGTGGCGAACACGTCTGGTTCGACAGTCATGTCGGACTCCGTCAGGCGGTGAGCAGGACGAAGCGGTTGATGTCGCGGATACGGAAGCCGACCTCGATTTCGATTCGGACGGCGAACATGTTGTGCTCCCACAGGTTGACCTGCTTGCCGTCGATGGTGATGGACGCCTGGTCGGAGATGCTGGTCTGCATTCCTTCGACGGAGCCCCATGCGGCGGAGGAGAATTCGCCGCACACGCCGAGGATCTCTGCCTTGGCCGGTCCCGGTGTCTCGGATACGGCGGGCACGTGAACGCCCTTGCTGATGTAGGTGCGGTTGCCGAGCACGGTGCTCACGTCGGAGGCGGCGGTGCCGTTGAGGAACAGGGGGCGTCCGTTGTTGTCGGTCGCCTGCCGGAGCACACTGCGACCCTGGGTGCTCAACGCCCAACCGTCCACGGTTCCATCCGCTTCGGACACGAGGTCGTCGGCTTTGTTCAGGTTCTTCCACACGTCCTTGCCGATGCTGACGGTCTGCGCGCTCTTCAGGGTGTCGAAGTCCGCTCCCGGAGCGTCGACGAGACCCATGATGGTCTTGTCAAACGTGCGGGCGATGGCTCCCGGACCCTTCGCGACCACTTGGTCGTAGAGAGCGCCGAAGTCTCGGCGGAACTGGTTGGAGAACGGCATGATGACCGCGATGGTGTACGGCAGCATGTCCTTCTTGCCGAAGGTGACGCCGCTCTTCGGCTTCTCCGCACCCTCATTGACCCATGCGGCCTCCGGGTCGCCGATGATGATCGGCACGCGAGCACCGTTGCCGGGCAGTTTCATCTCCGGCACGAGCTGCATGAACGCGCTCTTGTATTTTGCGGTCTGCAAGATCTCCGCCTGGGTTTCAGGGGTGAGGTCTAGACCGTTGCTTTTTCGGGTCATGGACGGATCTGTCATGGTTTGTCCTTTCAAATGAATGTTGTTTGCTGGTTGGCTCACAGGAGCGTGTTGCTCATGGCGTTGACGAAGTCCTCGCGGCTGGAATGTTTAGCCTTGGCCTGTCCGGTGCGGGCGCTCTGGTCCGCAACCGTGCCGCGGGAACGCATGTCGGCGAACACCTTCATGAGTTTCTCGGCGTATTCGCCAATCTGCTTCTCGTCGTCGCCCGCGAGGACGCTCGGGTCGGTGATGCCGTGTTTGGCCGCGACGTTGGCGCGTATCGTGGAGAGCTCCTTCTCATGTTCGGCCTGTTTGGCTTCGTTTTTAAGCTTCTCGTTCTCTTCGAGCGCTTTGGAGAGCTTCGATTCGAGGTCGGCGGTGTGGCCGGCCTTCTCCTTGAGTTCCTCATAGTCGCTTTTCCTGCCGCGTTCCCTGCCGAGGCGTTCGCTGATGATGCGGTCGACTTCCTCCTGCGTGAAGGTCTTCGGCTTCGCGTCGTTCACGTCCTTCGTGGTCGGAGCGTGCTGTCCCGGCTCCTGCTGGCCGTCAGCGTCGGTCTGATTGTCTTCTGCCATGATTGGTAGCTCCTTTTGTTTGGTTTTCCACGCCTGACGCCGGCGAGTGGGCGGCCATTCTTGTTGGTTTCGCGCATGGCTGCGCCCCGCCCCATCGCTGGGGTGTGAAAGGTAAAAGAAAAGCCATCACGTTTCGACGTGATGGCTTTCTGGGATTCAGAGATTTCCCAGCGCTTTTCTTCGCGCGTATTCGGACCGCAGCTCGTCGGTCGACACATAGTCGCCGACGGACCAGCGCTTCTTTCCTTCGTTCCTGACCCATTCATATTCGTCCTGTGGCATGGAGATGTCGCCATACTTGCGTTTGATTTCCGCAAGATGGCGCTCATCGGTGACTTCCTTCAAATCACCGGGCATAAACGTGAAGCGGTCGGAACGATCCATAGGCTCAATCATAGCAGTCTCAGATAAACGATCGGTCTGCCGTCGGATGCTCCAAGCCCTTCGAAACGAAGAGTCCTTCCTCTCGGCAGGAGAATTTCGTATTCTCCCGGATGCTGAGTGATCGGCTCCACATACACGCCGGCGCTTCCCGGCGGTACCAGGATTCTTGTGGCGATGCGGTCTTCCCCATCAACGTCAATGCCTCCCTCCTTGATGCTGGTGGCCATGTAGCCGATGTGTTCGAAGGTGCGACCGGTATTCAAATCGAAAAGCGACTCCATGTCGTTGACGTGGAACGTCGACAACCGCATCTGCCTGTCGACTGTGAAACGTTCTCGGGTGATATGGTCGGATATCGCTTCGTCGATGCATTCGACCTGATGGATGACGTCTTTCGACGGGTTTCGTCCGCCGAACAGGTAGCCGTTGATACTTTTGTAGCTGTCTCCGGTCCAATCCATCAAAGCCGCGATTTTCTCGTCGTTGGAGAATCTATCTCCAGGCATCCTGACGCTGTAATCCGACAATCTCGATAGTTCGGAAGCATTGATTGGAATCGATTTGCCGCTCCATCGAATCGTCGGTTGGGCAGTCACGCCATCATTGACCTCATCGTGATAGATGCGTCTCAATTGGGCTAGCGTGTCACGCCAGTCGCCGTCATCGCCGGCCGCGGCCTTGGCTGCCTGGTACATTTCACGATACTTGTCCGGATCGTATCCTTTGAGTTTGCTGCTGCCCCAGCTTGGCACGATGTCGCAGTCGCAGTCCGTATGGTATTGCATCTGCCGTCCGGCGGTGTCCTCGCTCAGGTAGGCGAAGCCACGCGAGGCGAGCATAAGGCAGAACGCGCATGTCTTAGCCCCTCGTGGGACGCGCGCCCAGCGAGGCTTGGTGGGATCGTTGGCCACGGCCCTCTGCATGGTCATCCGGCCGACCGTCTGAACCAGATTCTGCACGTATTCCAGCGCCTGCTCCTCGTCGGCGAACGTGGGCCACAGGTCGTCGATGGTTCTTCCGGCGTTGTTGTGAACGGCTCCGTTTTCATCTGGAATGACGTCCTTGTAGTGCAATCCCATGAAGTCGGTGTTGTTGAAACCGCCTTCCATCTGCCAGACCGCGCGGTCGGCGGTGATGGAAGGCGGCTCGTATTCCGGCATGTCGATTCCGCCGTATTGCGCCCATAGGTCGCGCACATGGCTGTAGTAGTCGGATGCGAGTTTGTTGGCCGCGTCGGCGTACCGGTTGATCTCCGCTTTGATGAGTTCCTGGCTTTCACCGTCCCAGACAAGTCCTGAAACGCTGTTGCCTGCCTCCTTCTGCAAGCGGCTCATGGTGTCCGTGTAATCCTCGTACAGGTCGTTGAGGTCGAGTTCAAGCCTTCTGTGTTGTTCCGGAGGCAGGTTCAGACTGTTCAGGCTCATTTCCGCCGCCTTCCGGTAGTTTGAGGCTGACCGGCGTCATGCCGGTGAATTCAATGCCTTTCAGTCCAAGCATCGATGCCGCGGATTCCGGTGTCACCCCGGCTCTGATCGCTACTCCCAGTGCGTCGAAGCTGTCCTTCAGCCCCCCCCCGCAACAGTTGATTGCGTGGAAGCGTCGGTCTGGCGTTCCACGTCGTCCTGCGTCTGCTCCGTCTGTTGGCGCATGCCGCGAATCTGATCGAGTACCTGACCGGCCTGGGCCTTGCGCTGGTCGGCCTTCAGCCGGACGATCTCGCTTCGGCTCAATCCGGCGCGTGTCATGCCGACCTCGCTGTTGGCGAACGAGTCGATGCTTCCAGCGAGCTTGCTGAATGCGTCGGCGCTCATGGAGCTCGACGGCGTGTTCGGGTTCTTCCAGTCGACCTGCAGTTTCATCAGCTCCTCGTCGGGCACGGATGGATCCTGCATCCGTGCCACAAGACGGGCTGCCTGCAGGATCGATTCACCGAAATCCCGGTCGCAATGGCGCGCCTCGATAATCAGGTCCTCGCGCTGCGCCTCGGTCGCGTCGGCGGACGTCGGGTTCGCGTCGGACACGATGCCGAGCGAGCTGGCGGGAATGTTCATCGCGCTGGCGAACATGGCGGCCCAGCTTTTCAGCATCGTCAAGTGCGGGTCCATGCTGGACGCGGCCAGTTGTGTCACGGTCGGGGACTGCCCGTCGATGTCCTTGCTGATCATGTTGTAGCGACCCATATAAAGCTTTAACGCGTCGTCCGTGCCCAACGAGGCGAGTTCTTCGGAAGTGCCTGTCAGCAGGATTTTTGGGAACGCGTAGAATTCGGCATTCGCTTCGGCGCGCACGATGGTGCGGTTCGCGCCGTCGATGATGGCCATAGCGTCCCGGCTGATGCGGGAGCGTCCGAACGGTTTGACCTCGGTAGCCTTGTAGGCGAGGCGGAACACGCTGCACTCGTTGTCGATGGTGGGTTGCTCATCGTCCACGCGCCACCAGTAGCCGAGACGGCGCTGCACGCTGATGTTGCGGTCGGGCATGTAGAGCACGAGTCCGGTGGCCTCGTTGTTGTCGTCAACGTCGGTGATGGCCATGCACGCCCTGACCCGCCGGTTAGGGTAATCCCAGACGGCGGCCGAGCTTTCCGCGGTATGCGTGCGGATGAGCGGTCTTCCTTCGAAGTCCCGGACGACGCTGAGGAACGAACAGCCGTGAATGAGCGCAGTCTGGATGGCCTGCTGCAGAACGCTAGTGAATCCGATGCGGCTCATGAAGTCCTGCAGTTCGAACGGGTCGTCCACGCCCGGCGAGACGAATCCCTCGAACACGCAAAGCTCAGCGAGCATATCCACAGCCTTGCGTGCCCACCCAAGCGGCGTGTAATGATCCTTGATGGACTTCGGCACAGTCAGTCCAAAATCAACCAGTGGCTCCTTGGCTTCGTAGTAGGCGGTGAGTGTTCGGTTGCGGCTCGCGTGGCGCGTCCATACCTCGGCGAGTTCGCGCAGCAGCGCGTTCTCCTCACCGGAGAGTCCGTCGATGTGCGTCGGCACGACGAGTTTCGGCACCGTTCCGGCTCCTCCCGTAGGTTTCCACCCGTCCGGCGCTGCCGTTGTCTGGATGTCGCTCATTTAGATTCCTCCGATGATCTGTCGTCTTCCGGGATGTCGGAGCGTCGTGAACGCCCCGTACAGGGCGAGTGTGGTGGATACGAGCGGGGTTATGTCGATGTCACTGCCGAGCTTGTTCCATGCGATCGCGCCGGACTGTCCCAATGGACGCGTGGTCGCACCCTTGACGGCCGCGGCCAGCTGCGGCTGGTATTCGTCCCGCGGGTGCTTGAGCGTTCCGGCTTTGAGCATGTCGAGGAACCGGCCGCATGCTCGGCCCATCTCCTGCATGTTCGTGACCGTGACCTTCACATGTGCTTTCTTCAGTTCCGGCAGCAGGCTCATGGCGGGCGACTGCGCGTCGATGACCACGCTGGCGGTCTTCGGCCAATGTTCGGCGAGCCAGTCCACGGCCCACATGGTTCCCGCCTGCCGCGCGTCCTTGATGTTCGCCATCTGGACGATGGCCGAACCGTCCGCGTATCGTAGCGCCGCTCCGATGGTCAGCACGCTCCTGTCCGGAGGCATGTCGATGCCGAAGCTCACCGTGCCGCCCTCGGGCACGTCGTCGACGGCCGCGGCCTGCCACAGGTCGGGACTGATGGCGTATGCGGTGGCGGTCTCGTCCCATATGCCAAGCGCCTCACGACGGAATGAATCGTCCGACAGGTTGTTGCGCATGCGCATGATTGCCTGTTCGCTTGTACGTTTCGGATAGCTGGGATTCGCTTTAGCCCACTGTTCGCGGTCGTCCGGATCCGCGTCCTTGTCGGCGGCGAGCTCCACGTAGAGGAGGTTTCCGTCATGGTTCAGCGCGTGCATGCGTTTCTCCGTGAACGCATCGCACTGGTCTCCCGGCTTGGGTGGATTGCCCATATACACGACCAGGGGGTTAGGACTCGTGTTCAAAACCGGAATCATGTTGTCCATCGCGCGCACTGTGAGGATCTGCGCTTCGTCGAACACGGCCACGTCCACGCTGTGCAATCCTCGGCCGAAACCGTTCTCGCGGGCGCCGAACATGATGCGGCTGCCGGACGTGAACGTGATCTCCTGTTGGCCGTTTGCTCTGCGGATGCGTTCCACGTACCGGCCGAGCACTGGATTGTGCTCCATCTCGCACATGTCCGTGAATGTCTCGTCGCTGGTGCGCGTATGGTGGGCGGTCCAGATGGCTTTCAGGTTCGGTGTGAGTATCGCCTTGAGGAACAACGCGGTGCCGACGGTGAAGGTCTTGCCGATCTGCCTGCAGCTGGACAGCACGGCGCCGTCCGCGCCACACGCATACTTGCCTTCCGCGTTCTTGGCGAACAGAAGCCACAAGAAGCCCTGCTGCCACAAGTCGAAACGGATGCCGGCCTTACGCGCGGCTTTGTTGATTCGAGTGAACTCGCTGCCGACGATGCCTTCCGGCTGGCGGAGGACCTTGGCGATTTCAGACAATCGACGCTCCGACATCGTCCGTCACCTCGTCTTCCTCATCGTCCAGCAGGTCGGTCAGACCGCCGCCTTGGAGCGCTTCGATGCGTTCGCATACGTCGATGAGCTGGCGGCTGATCGCGGGCAGCGCGTTCGCCGGCGTCGTGGGATCGGCCATGGCCTTGAGCAGCAGGTCACGGTTGTCTCGCAGTATGTCCAGCATGCTGCCGTCCATCATCCGTTCGAAGCTCCGCTGGTCGAGATCCTGCTCCGGCTTCTGTTTCGTTTCCACGGCTTTGACGGGCGGCTTACCGTTCCGGTCCCGTGCGGGCCTGTTCTTTTTCCGACGATAATCGGCTTTCTGGCGGCAGGACTTGGAACAGTACTTCTGCGGCCGCCCATGGCCGGATGGCTGGAATTCCTTGCCGCAGAGTTCGCACTTCATCGGCGCTTCCCTCGCTTTCCGACCTTTCGTTGTTTCCCCTGTTTCCGACGTTTGTATTCCGGGAGGGATATCGGCACTGCACCCGAGGCTACCCCAAGGGGGTATGGCCGGGTACCCTGCCCTGGTATCGGGTCAGATGCCGAACGTTTTGAACGGCATCGAGCTTGATTTCACTTCCTGTCTGCCAGCCAGCAGCGCTCGTGCGTGTTCGTCTGTCTTGTCGCTCTTCATCCTGTTGCATCTGCGGTGCGTGAGCCTGCAGTTCGCGAAGCTGTATGGATCACCGCCGCGTGAGACTGGTATGAGCTCGTCGACTTCGGCGCTCATCGGATGTGGTGTCTTCAATGTCTTGTCGACCGGCTGGGCGCAGATGGCGCACACGTCGTATGCGGCCAGGACTCTTGCCCTGAGCTGTCTGCGCCGCCAGCCGTTGCTGACACGCTCGTTGCGCCGCTTGCTCATGTGGCCTCCCCGCATGTATGAGCCCCGGGGTGCCGTGGATTTGCCGACGACTATCTTCGCCGTTGGCTTGCTGGAATGCCGGTATAGGGGCTCCCGTATATGGACACTCCCGTGTCTTGTAGGGGCTCCCCATCATCTGCGAATACCCCTCCCGGATTGTCAATACCCCTACCCCGGATTTGTTTCATGGGTGCCTTCGGCGGGATTCGAACCCGCGTCCACACGCGGCCACAAGGAAGAGAATCCAATAAAGACTCGCGGCCGGTACGATCTACCACTGATTCCTACGAAGGCATACCGGCAGGCGGATTTGAGCATCACCGCATCACGGAAGCACGGGATTGGCTTGCCTGCCACATTGAGGTATGCCCACTCTGACGGGAGTGGGCGGAGCGTGTCCGATATGCCGTTCGGACAGGACGGGATATAACCCAAGGAGTTAGGAGAATCCATCGGTGGATATGAAAAGGGTTCAAACCGTTTTCCGGTTTGAACCCTTTAATCCACTGACAATTCTGCCTTGCACTTTGAAAAATGTCAAATCACGTCATGCCGGGCGAGGCGCGCGTGTACGTCGGACAGGCGGTACAGCGGCTGTCCCTTCTCGTTTCTGCCGGCCGGTTGGATCCTGCCGCGCTTGCGCCACGAGTAGATCGTGTTCACGCTGCACTGGAACCCGCATTCGCGCAGCAGCTCCGCGCACTCCCCCGCCGTGAACGCCCTGCCGGATTCGATGCACTCCTTCAGGAACCCCAATCGCACGTCGACCACGCGATGAGTGTTGCCGCACACCGGACAGTCAACATTTACCGCGCCGACCTCCGCACTCAGCTCCACGCCGCACAGAGGATTCAGGCACCTGCCGATACCATGCTTGGATGGCGGCACGTCGATGATGCCCAGCGTCTTGCGCGCCAACCGCTCCCAGTCATGCCAAATCAGACCAATGTCCGGCAATCGTGAAAGACGATTGCAATCCGCGCAGATACTCAGGCATTTCAACACGGACGGATGAATCCTGCTATCGGCCCATGGCATGGCCGGCGGAGCATACAACCGCCGCCAAAGAGCGACAGCCAGATCATCGATCTCCTGCAGATGGTCAATCACAGACAACCTGACCGGCGTCGGAGCCGAAGCCAAATTGGTACGGCCGGGCTGATGGCCACCGTAATGTGCGGTGCTGTCCAGAAACTCGCGCAGGACCTGGATCCATGACGGATAGTCGCGGAGCCATCCCCTCATTACGGCATCGCACTTGTCACACAGCGTATTGCGCAGATTGCACTCCCCGCCGCACACTTGGCACATGCCGGCGAGCGCTGGCTTGTGTTGGTTGGTTTGTGCTGGTTGTGTCTGGTTTGGTGTTGGTTGGGATTCGTTGGTTGGTTCGTTCATTTGTTCGATTCCCTCCGGCGGGTGTAGTCTGGTTTGTGGTGATGCCAGGAGCCCGGCCGGAAGGTCGGGTTTCTTGTTATTCGCGGGTGTGTTGGATGATCGCTTTGATTTCCTCTTTGGGGACTTGTGGCATCAGTGGCGCGATCTCATCGAGGCTGTATCCGGCCTGATGCCATTTGATGATCATGTCCATGAGGGTTTTCTTCACTTTCATTTCGTTTCCCTTCGTATTTGCTGGATGATCGTCTCGTATGGTTTGCGGTGGAAGATGCGTATCCACCATTCGGGGCGGCGGCCCCATATGGTTTTGACTTCGGTGAGGGGAAACCATGATACGTACCATTTTTGGCAATTTCCGCAGTACAGCACCTCGCCTTCCTCCTTCGGTCTGGGATGCTCATGGTCGAACGCTGGCGGCCTTGGCACCAAATAACTTCGATTGCTCATTTTGTGTCCTTGAGTGTGATGCGTTTCATTCCTTCGCCGCCTTCATTTCTTGGACTTCACCGTCGAAAAAATCGATGATGAGATTGCAGATGGCGACCGCCGACGTTTTGAGCTGGGTTTTTTCCTCTTCGTTTTCGGCTTTGATGGCGAAAACGCCATCCTTGCTGTTGAAATTGATTCTCATTTCGTATCCTTCGTGGTTGGGCGGACGGTGAATGCGACGAGTCCGGTCTTGGCATGGAACACCTTGGCCGGCTCGCCAGTCCTCAAGGACATGGCCTGCGCGTAGTCGCCGGCATCGTCGATGTTCTCGAACGTTCTGACGCCTTCCTGGGTGACGACGTTGTAGCTCATCTTGCCGGCTCCTTGTCCGCGCCGCTCACATGGCTCCAGTCGCATGACAGGCCGCCCCTCTGGTAGCCCGAGTAGACGACGCAGACCACTTGCCTCGTGTCGGACAGTGTGACGATGCATTCCTTGATGTCGTCGCTGGACCTTTTGGAGCATGTGGTTCCAGAGGCGGATGGCTTTGTTGAGGCTTCTGCCGTCGACGTGGAGGATGCATTTGTGCCGACAGTTGGGGCAGATGCAGCCGTAGATAGTGTTGACCGGTTTGCGTGTGCGGAGTTTGTAGATGGCGCCGAGGGTCAGGATGAGCGGCCGGGACTTGCGGCATGCCGGGCAGGGCGCAGGTCTGCGCCATTTGCGTGGGTTGGTGGCGATTCTGACGGTGTGCATTTCATTCCTTTCCGTAGATGGCGAGGCTTCGTATGCCGGCGCTCATCCTGTTGGAACATGTGTTCGGATCGTGGGAGATGATGTCGTTTCCGATGCCCTGGAAGCGGAGGCTGGCGGTGCCGTCCGGCCGGCGGATGAGTTCGAGCCGGCCGTCGATGATGACGTCCTGGTCGGTTTGGGCGATGCAGCGGCGGCCGATCAGGATGGCCGGGTCGGCCGACCGCCACTTGTGCAATGGGACGATGATGCTCATTCCCGGCCACCCATCCAGCCGATCAGGAAGGCGAGCGCCAGGAGGATTATCGCGGTGTGGCTCATGCCGTTCCTCCGATCTCCGGGCTGGCCAGCATCTCGGTGATCGCGTCCTTGGCTATCAGGCGCCATGGTTCGCGGCCGTCGTCGTCGAGGTTTTCCCACGTGAGGTGTTTGCGGTGGCCGTTGGCGTGGAATCGGTTGTAGATGGCGTGCGCGACGGCGTATTGCGTGTCGAGGCTGATGACGAGCTGGTCTTGCTGGTCTTCGGTCATTGGTAGGTCTCCGGTCTTGGCGGTGCGAGCAGTGCGGCGATCGCATAGCTGGCGAGGCTGGTGGCGAGCGCCGCGATGGTCAGTGCGGTGTGGATGGCGAGCCACGTGATTGGTGTCCACTGGTGGAGCGCCTGTCCGATGATCGCCCTGATGACGGCGTGCGGGATGAGCAGCAGCGCGAGGAGGGTGAACAGCGTGGCCATGGCGTCTCCGAGCCGGTCGGCGAGGTGGCTGATGGTCTTTCTCACTTGTGGTCTCCCGTCTTGACGGCGAGTGTCTCGAGCATGGCCTTGTAGTCTTTGATGTCGCGTGCGATGCAGGATTTCACCCGGTGCGGGCCGCTGTCGCCCTGGTATGGATCCGGGGCGCCGAGCACGGTGACGAGTCGGCGGATGGTGGCCATGTCGTATTTGCGGTAGGTGAGCCACACGTCAGGGTTGAGGTTGAGTCGGCGGAGGAAGTCAAGGTCGAAGTCCACGTTGGTCCCCGCGGGGACGAGGGAGAAGCGCTGGGAGAGCGAGTCAAGGAATTCCTCCACGGCGTTGGCCACGACGACCATGCTGTCATTGCGCACGGAGCCTCCCATGAGTTCGAACAGCAGGCCGTTGTCGGTGTGCATGGAGAAGGCGACGGGGCTCATGGACAGGAGGTCGAGTCTGTCCGGGCGGATGATGCGGGACAATGATCCGAACTTTTGTTCGCCCAGCATGTCGGTACATTCCATACCGATCTCCAATGGCAGGCTTTTGCGCCTGTCCACGCCTGTGGTCTCAAAGTCGATCCACAGCAGCGCCTCCGGTTTGCCGTTATTCTCGTGCATTTGTCATTCCTTCCGTTTGAATTGTCAATGTTTCGCGCATGGTCAATGGCGTGGCCGTGCCGTCCTGGTTGAGCCAGAGCCATCTCCCCTGCCAGTCGCGCACTGGGGTGGAGAGAGGATCTATGCCGAACGGGACTATCAGCCCGAGGCGTTCGGCCTCCTTCACATGCTGGTGGACCCACCCATGGCAGCCGGTCGTCCCCGAACCGCACAACTCGACGATGTTGGCCGGACTGTGCCGCACATCCGGATCCGCCGCCCGCCGCAGTTGACGGTGATGGCCGGAGCGTCCAGGCCAGCATGACGGATCATGGATGTTCGTCCCGCAACGCAGGCAATGCCAACCCTGACGCTCCAAAGCGGCACGCTTCGAATCAGCAAACTCACTCACAACGCACCCCCTCCTGCATCAGACCGTCAACCAGCACCAAACACGAAGTGCAATTGGCCCTCAACCCGGCCGCCAACGCCACGATGCCGTCATCCGCCCTGCCACCGGCGAGCGCTCGCAGTTCGATTGTGCTGGCGGTCTGGGCGGTGTCGGTGAGGAGGCGGCTGAGTTTGTCGAGTTGTTCCCTGGTCATTGGTTGTTCTCCTCGTCTTCTTCGTTTTCGTCGGAGTCGGCTTCGGTGATGGCTGCGATGAGCTGGTCGAGGTGGCTGGTTTCGTCGTCGGCGGGCGTATATCCGAGGTCTTGGAGGATCTGGTAGTAGCCGGGGATGCGTCTGCTGGTGTCGTTGACGGTGGTCCAGTCGGTCGGGTCGATGAACCATTCGATGCGAGCGGCGAGGATGGTCACGGCTTCCAGCGGCCAGTCGGCGGCCTGCAGGCTGATGCGCGCGGCCGTGGGGGC